CTTCCTGGAGACGCAGAATGAGTATCAAACTAAACGGAGCAATAAACGGTTCGGTTGAACTGGACGTTCCCGACGCTATTGGGTCAGACGTGTCTGGCGTACTGCTTCCCACTGCTGCTGGCACGCTTGACCGCCTTGAGCGTGCTGGAAATATCTTGCAGGTTGTCAATGGCGAAACGTCGTCCCAGGTGTCAATTAGCACAACCAGCTACGTTGATTCAGGTTTGACTGCAACCATTACGCCATCAAGTTCAACCAGCAAAGTATTGGTGCTAATAGATCAATCTTGCCAGTGGACTAACGCCTCCGGCGGTTCTGGGGGGATAGGGATTCGCGTCTTAAGGGATTCCACCATTATCAGTGAACCTCAGTCTACATCCGTTCCGCTTTCTGACTACATTGCATCGGCTACTCAGCACTATTTCAGGTATACGTCAACAATCCTTGACTCGCCTGCGACCACAAGTGCGGTGACTTACAAGACTCAAGGGCGCCTTGGAGGTGCCGCCAGTGCGAATTTTCAGGCAGGCTCAACCACAAAAGGAACTTCTCGTATTGTCCTTATGGAGGTAGCAGGATGACCATTACTAAAGCCAGTGCTCTTCTTTCTTTGCGCCCAGGGGCTGAATGGGTGATTCGTGATGGCTCCGTGGAATGGCGTAGCCCAGACATCACTCAACCTACTGAAGCAGAAATCCAAGCAGAAATTGCACGTCTTGAAGCGGAGCAACCGTGGAACGAACTACGCCAAGAGCGTAACCGCCTTATTGCTGAAACCGATTACCTGGCGTTGTCTGACAGCACTCTGACTACTGAGATGGCTGCTTACCGCCAAGCCTTGCGGGATCTACCTGCAAACACTACTGACCCAGCCAACCCCGTTTGGCCTGTTAAACCTGGAGGTGCATCATGAGCACAATTAAAGTAAACAAAATCGAAAACACCTCCACAACTGATGGGGGTGTGTCGATTGATGTTGACGGTCACGTCCAGATTGACGGTCAGCAGATGCCTACTGCTGGTCCACTAAGTAACAGGTCCCTCATCATCAATGGGGCGATGACAGTGGCTCAAAGAGGCACAAGTCACACTTCACAACACAATAGTAACAACTACGGTGTTGACCGTTTTAAAGTTAGTATTGGGAACAGTTTAGCTGTCATTACTCATTCTCAAGAAACGACAGGTGCTCCTGATGGATTTCAAAATTGGCTAAAGGTCGTAGTTACAACTGCGGATACTAGCATTGGTGCAGGTGATTACGGTATTATAGCTCAGCAGATTGAAGGGTACAATTTTGCCCATGTAAATTATGGTACTAGCAATGCACAAGAAGTGACTGTTAGTTTTAAATTTAAAACCAACAAGGCGGGAACCTATTGTATGATTCACCGCAATAACGCAGCAAATAGAAACTACATTCACGAATTTACACCAGTTGCTGATGGTAATTGGCAGACCATTACTTATACAGTGCCTGGTGACACTACTGGAACTTGGGACAAGACAAATAATATTGGTTGGAGTTGGGAACTGTGCATCGCAAATGGAACGTCTTTTCAATCATCTACAGTTGATTCTTGGTTTGGCGGTCAGTTTTTTCACTCAACCCCCAACCAAGTCAACTTTCTAGATAGCACTTCTAACGAGCTTGGTATTACTGGAGTTCAAGTAGAGTTGGGTTCCAAAACTACCCCTTTTGAACACGAACACTATTCTCAGACCTTGGCCAAGTGTCAGAGGTATTTCCAAATAAATGGACGCCTTTTTGGAATTTGGTTTACGGTGGATGGCATGAGATATATTCACCCTTGCAGCTCCACTATGCGCGCAGCACCCTCAGGGCAGCTGCTTGATCCCGACGGCTATCACGAATACTGGAACCTGCAAGGTTACACAAATATTGGTTCACTGGGCACTTTTCGGGGGGACTCTACCACCGTTGATTTCCAGATTTACTCAAACACAAACAGAGGCCGTAGTTATGGTGACCCGGCTATGTTGGGTGAAGGAATTGTAGGTTTTAATGCTGAATTATGAATTACAAGAATCCTCGTCCTCCTTTTGAAGGAGCAGAAGTAGGTTGCATTTTTAAATTAGACAGCAACTTAAACATTACCATTGTCATTCCATTTGATCCCGACAACACCGACTACCAAGAATACCTAGCTTGGCTGGCCGAAGGCAACGAACCACTACCCGCTGATGAACCTACCGCTTATTAAAAGTTTTGTTAGTAATTTAAATTAACCTATTGTTTATTAAAAGCTTTGTTAGTAATTTGAATTGACCACCCAGGTTTTCCAAAAACACCTTTTTCTTTAAATTCTATTTGCGACTGAGGATGTAACTCTTCAGTCGCTTCTTTATATTTACGTATTTCTTTGTTTAAATTTGCTGTAGTTTTAGCATCTCTCCACTGCTCTACTAGCCAATCAATAAAGTATTGAATAAGCTGTTTAAGAAAGATATTTAACTGTTTCATGCCGTTTAAGTCCGAAAAACAACGTAAGTATCTTTATGCTAATAAGCCTAAAGTTGCTAAACAATTTTCTAAACACAGCAAAGGCGGTAAAACTAAAACTGGCTATAAAACTAAATAAGAATTTGCTACAGTAGCTACGCAACCGTTTTGGTTGCTCCTTATGTACTTTTGAGCATGAGGCTTTACTCGCCACCACCCCTTGGCTAGAGCAATGTCAGCGCGTGAGCGGTTGCAAGGGGAACAAACGTTTATAGTTAAAAAAGTTATTTATTAACTATGGCAAAAGGACCATGTTGGAAAGGATACCAAATGGTTGGTATGAAAAAGAAAGGCAACAAAAACGTTCCCAATTGCGTTCCTAAAAAATGAGAACTAAAAAAGGTTACAAAACAAAAAGCAAAAATCAAAACGTTGCTCAGTGGAGCCCTAGGACTGAAAAGCAAATTGACGAAATGCTTCTTCGTGAAGCCCTTCGTGGAGCTTTTGGTGAAGTAAAACCAGAAACTATTGAAAAACTTAAAAGGAACGTTGCTCAACACAAAAAAGTTTAATCATGAACAAGAAATCTTCTAAAGGCTACAAAATGCGTGGCTCTGTTCAAATGGCAGGTGCTCCTGGTTATCCAATGACTGAACGTGAAATTAACGATCGGTTGTATGAGTACGGAATGCAAAACACCGGAAGCGGTCGTAGAATTAGGAAAAATATTAAAGCAGTAAAGACAAAATATAATATTTAAATGTGGAACCTTCCTTCATCCTGTCTGTAGTTTTAGGAGTCGCTGGTATCGGCGGTAGTGTATTCACTTGGTCTTCAAAAAGATTTGAAGTCCTTGACCGCCGAGTAGATCAGTTAGAAGTTGTAATTAATAAAGATTTTGTTCGTAAGGACGAGTTGATGCCTATGATTAGTCGGTTGGAACAGCAGATCCAACACATAGACGAAAAATTAGACCGCATCTTACTCCATGACCGAAATTTCTCTTCGTGATGTAGCTAAGTATTACAACGACAAGCCACATCAAAACCACGCTCTTGATTTTCTTCAACAGCAAACACCACCAGGAACATTGGATAAGTTTGCTCAGCTATGGCGTAGCGGCCCTAAGGGGCACCCTAACTATGTCAAGCATCAAGTTACAGGTGAAATGCTTTCAAAGCTTACTGGGCACCCTGCAGATAGCTTTGACAACGAGTTTCTTGATGACTTGCAAGACCTTTTAGACGCTACTGGGTTTAGAAACGACCTCACTGCACGGCGAATGCTTCTTGCCCAGATGTGTCATGAAAGCGCAGGTTTTGTTTACATGAAAGAAATTGATTCAGGAGAATATCTTGAAGGTAGGCGCGATCTTGGAAACATTTATCCTGGTGACGGTCCTAAATTTCGGGGTTGTGGGCCTATCCAACTAACTGGACGTGCAAATCATCAGAACTTTTCAAACTGGATGGCAAAACGTGGCACTCCAGATGAAAACATTATGAAGCTAGGTACGGATTACACAGCTAATACGTACCCGTTTCTTTGTGCCTATAAATGGCTTGTTGATAACGATTATTTAAACGTTTGTAAAGCTGGTGACGTGTATAGTGCCACTAGGCGGCTTAACGGCGGCCTGAACGGTATCCAAGATCGCATTTATTATTGGGAACGTGCTCAACTTTGCATTAACTAACTATGGATTTTACTGACCCCACTGTTCAAGCTGCTCTTTGGTCTTTGGCTTTTGTTCTTTCAGAACTAATTGGTGCTTCTAAACTTCGTGAAAACGGTCTCGTACAATTGGGATTGAAAGCGTTCCGAGTTCTTTATGGCAGCTTCTCCAAAAAAGTCTCTAAATAATAGTCAAGGTTTAGCGTCAGAAGATGATCTGTATAGTTTGCATCGTCTGGTAGCTACTAAACTTATTGACCAACTTAATCGTGACGATGTAAAAGCATCTGATCTTGCTAACGCAATTAAGTTCCTTAAAGACCAAGGTATTACTGCTCTTAACGGTGGTGATGTCTCTGCTATTTCTGAAATGATTTCTGCTCTTCCAGAAGTCGATTTAAAGAAAGTTAGGTCTTATATTGGTGTGTAGGAACACAAATTCCTATATGTACCAAGCAAAGTCCCCGGTATGGTGATCGAGACACCTGCTGGGGATTTTGTGTATCTAACTCCTGAGGTGGCTATGGCGAACCTTCATTCTCTCCAAAGACGAGATGCAGTTAGAGCTTGGAAACAAGGAATCAAAAATGCGTTTAATTGTAAATGTGCTTATTGTGGGGTCCATAGTGATTCTTTAACTCTTGATCACGTTCATCCACGAACTAAAGGTGGAGAAGATCTAGCTACCAACATTGTTCCTGCTTGTATGCATTGCAACCAAGATAAGGGCAGTCAAAATTGGAGGCTGTGGTACAGAGATAACGAACACTACTCTGCTAAACGCGAATGGATGATCGAACAATGGATGAACTCCCTCCTATGCCCAATTTGGAACTGTCAGTTGAACAACAACTGCGCGTAGAACGTATTCGTAGGGAACTTCCAGCTGCTGATCGTAAAGAGTTAGAAGAAATGACGATGCAGTTCGTCAAAATGAATTTGATCCTGCAGAATAATTTGAGTCAAGTATTTTCGTGGGCTAACGGTGCCAAGAACAAATAAACAAACAGAAAAGATTATTCAGGAAGCTGTAGCTTCGTTTCCTGTGTTTGCTACACACCTTTGGCACTACCTAAGGTTGCCTAGCCCTACACCTGTTCAATATCAGCTTGCAGACTACCTCCAGAACGGCCCTGACAGGCGAATCATCATGGCCTATAGGGGATGCGGTAAAAGCTTCCTAACGGCTGGCTACGTGCTGTGGAGGCTACGTAGAGACCCTGATTGTAAGGTCTTGGTGATCTCAGCCGCTCAAGACCGTGCAGACGCGTTCTCCGTGTTTTGTCACGACTTGCTGCGTAACTGGTTCATGGTCAAAGACCTGTTCCCTAGTGACACTCAACGCTTTTCTAAGGTTGCGTTTGATGTTTACGGAGCTAAACCTGATCAAAGCCCTAGCGTGCGTTCTAGCGGTATCTTTGGTCAAATTACAGGTTCTCGTGCAGATCTAATCGTTGCTGATGACGTAGAGACACCTCAGTCCTGTGAGACTCAACTAATTCGAGACAAACTACGAGAATCAATTAAAGAATTTGACTCCGTTATTAAACCAGGCGGAGAAATTGTGTTTCTTGGTACTCCACACACTCAAGACTCTATTTACGCAAAACTTGAACTAGCTGGTTATACCTGCCGTATTTGGCCTGCTTTGTATCCAACAGAAAAGAAACGTAATAACTATTACGGAGAACGACTAGCTCCTAAAATTGCTGCTGATCTTGATGAAGATAAAAGCCTAGCTGGTCACCCTGTAGACCCTCGACGCTTTGATTGGGATGAACTAGAAGCTCGTCAAGTTTCTATTGGTAGATCAACGTTTAACCTTCAGTTTTTGCTGGACATTAGTCTTAGCGATGAAGAAAAGTTTCCTCTTAAACTTCGAGACCTTTGTGTGTTCCGTCTGAATCGTGAACGAGGTCCAGATAAAGTTGTGTGGCTAGCTAACGGCGATAAAGCCTTAGATCTACCATCGGTCGGTCTTCACGGAGACTTGTTTTACAAGCCTGCCCAAATCGGTTCTGAGTTTCTTGAATACACTGGCGTCGTACTTGCCGTAGACCCCTCTGGACGGGGCTCTGACGAACTCGGGTATGCGGTAGTCGCTTATCTCAACGGAAACCTGTTTCTCCTCGCCTCTGGCGGTCTTAGGGGCGGTTACAGCGAAACGAATCTCAAAAAACTCTCCCTCATTGCAAAAGAGTACAAGGTCAAGCAAATACTTGTTGAAAGTAACCTTGGCCTCGGTATGTTCTCTGAACTCCTTAAGCGCTATCTCGGAGTAATTTACCCCTGCTCTGTCGAAGAGGTCCGACATACAAAACAAAAAGAGGTCCGAATTATTGACACACTGGAACCTGTCCTCAATCAACACAGGTTGATGGTTGATACAAACGTGATCACTGAGGACATTAGAACCACGGAGTGTTATCCAGGTGAAACTCGTTCCCAATACCAACTTTTTTGGCAACTGACCCGCATAACCAAAGAGAAAAATTCCATCCGACATGATGACCGTCTCGACGCTTTGGCTATGGCAGTTCAGTATTTTACTGAGTCCATGGCTCTTACTGAGAAGAAAGCTATGGATTCAAGACTTGCTGAACAGTGGGAGTTAGAGAGACAGTTCATCCAAGGAGATAACGGCCTCTCTGTTGATGCTATGGGTTACGCCAAAAGCCTAGAAGACCTTCAGAAGGCCCTAGGAGCCTCTACAGGGGCTTCTAACTGGCTTATGGATATGTAACCCCTTAAACAGCCTCAGAGGCCCCTTAGAAAGGCATACAGAGGGGACTGTTCTTTTTTGTATGTCACGTTGCGATACGACAGCACATAAGTACCGTCAGGTTGAACAGTTTTGTGCTGCTCGTATTTTTGGCCGCGATAGGTCAGAGTCATCGTTGGTTCCTCAGAAAAAGCACAGCTCCCGTTCCAAAGCCGTGGTGGATCTGCGCCGCTATATAAAGAGGTGAACGTGACCTCACACTAGGGTTTACACCTCGCACTTTGTAGTTCAATGTGTTACACCCATCAAAGTGGCCCTTTTGGGACCTACGCTCTCTTGACAACTTGACAAGGGTAAGTAGGATACTGATATTAATAAGTCTTAAGACGGTTAAAGACCGGTTTTAAACAGATATTAAATTGTTACTTGAAAAGACTGTTATTAAATTGTTCTTTAACTGTTCTCTTTCTGTTCCTTAACAAGCAACCTATATACCCTATACTGCATAGGCCCTACAGCCTCTGTTCATGATCCCTGTCAAACTGGTTACCTCCACACAAGACGCAGAAGACCTCATTGTCTACATGGCAAGAGTCTCTAACCCAACTAACCAGCAAAAAGCAGAAGGATCAGAAAAGCTTATTAAATACCTCATTAAACATAGACACTGGTCTCCTTTTGAGATGTGTCACTTGGTTCTAGAAATCAACACAACTAGAAGTATTGCTCAACAAATCCTTCGTCACAGAAGCTTTAGCTTTCAAGAGTTCTCTCAACGCTACGCAGACGTAAAAGATCTTGGGTACCCAACAGTACCTCACCTCAGACGACAAGACGGTACTAACCGTCAAAACTCTATTGATGATCTTCCTTGGGATGTAACTCAAAAGTTTTATCGTCGTATCTCTAAACTTTTTGAAGAAAGCCAAGATCTCTACAGAGAAATGGTTTCTTACGGTTGTGCAAAAGAAACAGCTAGAGATGTTCTTCCACTAGCTACTCCTAGTCGTCTTTATATGTCAGGCTCTCTTCGTAGTTGGATTCATTACATAGACCTACGAACATCTAACGGTACTCAGTGGGAACACATCAAAATTGCACTAGAAGCTAAAGAAATCTTCAAAAAAGAGTTCCCTATGATTAGTAAAGCTCTTAATTGGTCTAAAGATGCCTCGTAACTACCGCAAAGAATACGATAACTACCACTCCAAACCCGAACAACGGGCTAATAGGAGTAGTAGAAACAAAGCTCGTAGAAAACTTGTTAACGCTGGTCGTGATGTTGCTGGTAAAGATGTAGACCATAAGAACGGTAACCCTCGCGATAACAGGCTCTCTAACCTGTCTATTACGTCTAAAGGTACTAATAGGTCTAAGAAGTAGTAGAGGGGGCTTCTAGGGGCTTCTAGAGGGGTCTCAGGGCCTCTCTTTTTTTTTATTTGATACCACCAAAAGATTTTGCTTCGAATTTTTGAGCCCTAGTTAGCGCTTGGAGCCAGCCCGCTGCCCCCGTCGGGGGGTCTATAGGCGGCCTTATAGCTATTGAGAATCAGTCGCAACAGTCATTAGTTTCTTATTGATAATGATTCGCAACAGCAATCGGGCAGCTATTGAGAATGATTTGCAGTTGCAAAAGTTGTTGAGAATGAGAATCGTTTGCACATACACACGCGCACTTGGCCCCAACTAAATCGATTGTGA